CTCATAGAGCAAAAGATGATGTTCTTGCAACTAAAGAACTTATAGATCTTTGTTACAACACAATTAAAAAAGCCTGAGTAAGTGCAATAATATTTAAGCAAGGTTGAAAAACATAAAATATCGTTTCCAAAATGATGTTTAGGAAGCGAAAAAATCGATTATCTTGGCTAATTAGTTGTTTCTTAACTGGTTAGCCAAAATAGTGTTTTTGAAATCCTGGTAAACCTTAAACGGCATTTCACCCGCTATGTATGGATACAATCAAAGTTTCATACATTAGCTTTATGTGCTTCGTGGCGAAGTACCGGGAACCCATATTTTGGGCAGTTAAGAATATCTTGGATTTGGAGGCAGAGGCAGAATTCCTTAAACCACTCCTCCTACATCTACTATGCTGAAGGTATCACTCTGCGGGAATTTCTCACACCCTATATACAGCGTATCGAAGGCATCCGTGCCATCCGTGCGGTGTTCCAGTAGGTCCTCTTCCGTCTCAGCCAGCTTTTCCCCCGCTTTGTTCTTGTGAAATCCATTGCGCCCACGTGCCACTCCCGCCGCCTGTATAGCGAGAATCAAGTCATCGTTATTCTGGCGGTTGAAGAACGGCATCAGGCGCTGCTTGCCTGATTGATGAGTAAGTATTTCTCATCATGCCGCATGGGATTTCCCAGATACACATCCACGACAGACCATCCATGTCTTTCAAACTCATGGATGATGACCCACCGGAAATCCTGGTCGTTCACCGCATAGTTAGACCCCAGCGCTGTCGTGTCATAGTAGAAGATAACCGTCTTATTCTGGTGAAAAGCATAATATTGGCAGAACTCCTCTATCAATGCCGGCAGTTTCCTTTCGAACTTCACATAGAACGACTTCAGGATGTTCAGCCTTCTCCCTGCCGGTTGTCCGCAGACGATCCAGTTGATGTTTGCGTTATAGTCCATCCCTATGCAGAGCGGTGCCAGCGGGTTACAGTCGCGGTCAGCGCGGCAATCCAGTTCACCGCTAAAGCTTTGCGCCTCATTCTCGGCATAGAACGACTGCGCCACCTCGTCCAGGTATTCAAAGTTCGACGCATCATACTTATGCCGCTCCTTCATGGAAGAGTAGAATCCATCCTTCGCGATGCCTATCCTTTGGCACAGTATCGACGTCTGGAACGTCAGCGGTGTCAGGTCCCTTTTCATCTGCCGGATATAGTTTTCTCCGAGCAGTTGTAGATTCTCTATCGACGAATACTCCTTGTAGTATGTCGCCACCGACCTCAGCTGGTTCAGTTGTCTGTCCTTATGGCGCAGCAGGTAATACCAAGCCTTCGGAACCTCCATCCCCGAAGCCTTCCTTTCCTTCATTCGCTCCCTCAGTCGCCAGATGTCATATACCAGCCCTTCTATGCCCCGTATCACCTCTCCGTCCATTTTCTCCTTATAGTGCAGGAACCACGATCCCTTCTGAGTCTGCGGCATATCCGAGAGGATCAGTATAGAGTGGTTGCACGAGTGTCTGCCGAAATGTGATTTTATCCCGCCGTTCGCCGGAAACGTCTCGTCCTTCAGTCTGTTGTAGTCAATGAATTTCGCTTCATCTATCAGCAGCCACGACAGCGTCAGCGAGTTCGACGAGCCAGGGCGGTCTTGAGAGATGATTACCGCGCACGAGCCGTTATAGAAAGAGATGACATGTTCAAACTCCGCCGGCTCGATGATCGGTTTGGCGAACGTCCTTGGTGGTTTTCTTCCAATGACATAGTGTACCCCTCTTATGAACCCCCATCTCTTCCATGCCGCCAGCAGCCCCGGCAGTGTATTCGTCAGCCCATGTTTGAAAGTCGGTACCACGATCCCCCCCGTGCTTCCCGGCATCCGTTGCATGTTCCTCAGCACGAACGGAGCCGCTATCGAGTCCGTTTTCCCTGTTCGTCGTCCAGCCACGATAACAGAAATGTTTGCTCCGATGAGTTGTGTGAGACGTTGTGGTTTGTTGAAATAGACCTTGTGCATAGGGGAATGGTTATAAGATATGTTTATTGGATATGGATAATAGAGGATTTAGAATTGTTTTCAGGTGGACAAAATTGCTCTGAGGTAGTGACAAAAATCCTTTTTTTTACAGTTTATTATTGATTCCGCAGAAGAAAACTGGATTTTTCCCCTCCTGTCTGAGCAGATTCTTCATCGAGAGTAGGGTAGAGCCTGTAGTGACGAAATCATCAAAGACGATGACATTCCCTTCGCGAGGGATGTTGTTAGCATCAAACACCGCTCCGATACGCTGTTTCGAACGGCAGTGCGCACAGTCGTAGTAGAAGGGAATCTTCAGCTCCTCCGCTATCCCCTCCGCAATTCGTGAAGCGAAGTTGCGTGAGGTATGCCTTCTCATCGGCGTCGTCACTATTGCCCATGAACCGTTGTTGAGGAAATACCCCAACATCTCGTGTATCACCGGCGCGATATTATTGATGAAGAACGGCACCATCTTGTCGTCCCCTTTAATCTCCGTCAGCGTCCGTCCGAACACCGACTTCTGCCAGATAGAGATAAAGTTCGTAGAAGCCCTCCTTGTCAGTCGCAGGTGGTATTGGAAGTCACAGCGTGCTTCTATAGACTTATCCCATGCCTTCCTTGCCTTGATGCTGAAGATATCCTTCCCCGTAGGGTTGTCCTCTTTCAGCGTCAAGTCTGGCATCGTCGGCACCACAATCTCCGTTGTGAGGCTGTCGATATCCTCCGGAGCCTTTATCTCCTGCAGCAGATTCTCTATCATCGTTCAAAGTCAAAGCGCCCGAAGATGTTATGGCACACCTCCGAGCGCAGACACTAGATATGAAAAAAGAATTATTCCTCGACGGTGCTGCAGTCGATGATTCCATCCTCCGTTTCGATGTTTCCCACATAGAACGGAGCCGGCACCTCGTCTGTTGCCTCCACCGCTATTGTCGTAGCTGTAGAGCCTGTAGGACCCTGTCCGTTGTCCTGAGCCACCGTAGTCTTCGTCATCCATTTTTCGCTACCCACGACGCGGAAGAATCCCTTTGTGTCCTCCACGATAAACACGTTATCGCTGTTGTTGAGGTAGCAAGCCGCTGCAGAAGCCTCCGGGCCCACCCCTGGGTGTACCGCTGTCAGCTTATTGAGTTGTGTCTGTGACGGCACCTCCCCCTGAGCCTCCGAGGTCAGTTGTGATTTATCCGCCAGGATGTCGATGAACTTCCATTTCGCGTCCGCCACGAGCGTGAAGGACCCCACCAGACTTGCCGACTGAGCCCGTCGGTTGTCATCCCTGCTATACGCAGGCCATTTAGCGATGAGGTTTTTCGCGATATAGTAAATACGCTTTCTGATGCCAGGGAGTTCCGGTGTGCCCATGCACCATTCCAGCGACTGTTGAATAGGAGCGCAATTTTTTGCCATGGTTTTGAGAGTTGAGAGTTTAAAGTTGAGAGTTTAGAGATGAGAGTTTAGAGTCTAAAGTCAAAGGTCAAAGGCTGAGAGGATAATCTACTCCGCCAGTTGACTTTTGTCTTCTGTCGTCGTGACTCGGCAAAGTTTAAGCCAGCTTCCTTTGCCCTCGCTACTCCGCCAGTTGACCTTTGGTCTTCTGTCGTCGTGACTCGGCAAAGTTTAAGCAAGCTTCCTTTGCCCTCGCTACTCCGCCAGTTCAATCACCTTCATACGTCGTTTGTCTATTGACTCGAACTGAACGCCGAAGAACATGGTAGCGATATACGAGAGTATGAACGGCTCGTGTTTCTCCACAGCCACCGACTCCACGTCCCCCATTTGGTCGTATCCCACCAGCATGTTCGTCTTCGGAGCGATATGGATATAGTTTGAGCCCGTCTTGTTATACAGCGGCACGATATGCAGTCTGCCATTGCTACCCTCCACTGTCGACTGTTGGTACTGCGTGTTGTAGGAGATGCCTCCGTGGTTGAGCAGATAGCTCTCATTATAGGCATCCGCAAACTCCTGCGTACAATACATATTCAAGTCCATCGCACGCAGACGCGGGTCGAGGGAGAAGAGGATATCCTTAGCGATGTCACAGGCGTTATCCTTAGTGATGGCATCCGTCAGCTTGAGGTAATTTCCAGCCTCTGCAGAGAGCGTTCCCGCTGTCACCTCCGCCTCCGTGATGGTATCGAAGCCATCGAAGAGATCCATTGTCGTGTCCCCAGCAGCATTCCGCTTTCCAGCCCAGATGGCTGCATTGAGGTGTTCCGAGAGACCGCGTGCGATGAGCGCCAGCACATGCAGAGCCGTGGGCGCCTTCATTTGTCCGTCCCCTTTTGTGTCGCCGATCTGTCCCAGCAGTGTCGATACCGCCGTATTCGGTTCAAACTTAGCCACCACGCTACCCATGAATGTCTCCAGGGTGCGATAGTCCACATTCAGGTTGAAGTCCGTTGAACGTGACGGTTTGTAAGGACCAAACTGAGCATCGCCAGAGAGTGCCCCCACATTCTCTTTATAGCGAATGCCAGGACGTGCAGTCATATACTGCAGAGTTTCCTGAATCCCGATGATGGGTAGCATGAGGAGGTCTTTGCGCCATTTTGTTGCCGCTTCCTGGAACTCCTCAGGAGTAAATTGAAGTTTTCCTGCCATGATTTTTTAGTTTACAGTTTACTGATAAAGGTCAAAGGTCGTTTACGGTTTACAGTTTACGTTTTACCATTTACTTATTAGCCGATGGCATCAAAGAGTGCTTTTGCGCGGTTGAAGGTATCGCAGTATTCCTGAGCCTCCGTATTATCTTTCTCCTCCGTTTTCTTTTTCTCGTCCTCCACCACGTGTGAAGTTGAATCCCCCGGAGCCATTTTCATTTCCGCCAGTTGTGCCTGCAGAGCAGCAATTTCCTTATCCTTCTCCGCCAGTTCCTTCTCTTTGTCCACCATTGCCACTTTGTGCGCCTGTTCCATCGTAGCTATTCTCTCCTCCGCCTGTTGTTCCGCAGTAGGTTGCAGATCTCTCTCCTCCGTTTTCAGTGTCGTTGTCTCAGGAGACTTCTTCAGAAGATCCTGTTCTTGCTTTTCTTTGTTTGTATCCATAATCGTTTCCGTGTTAGTATGAGCATGAAAGTTAAACAGATTCGTCATCGCCTCGATGAAGCGGGCGAGTAGGGGAGTGCGGTCCTGTTGGTTGAGCTGAGCCGGCAGAGGAATCCCCGATGCCGCCATGTCCGCCGCTATGCTGTCCGTCATCACCGGAGCAGCATCCTCCTCATAGTCCGTCACCTCATCCACGAAGCCCCATTCCAGTGCCTCCTGCGCTGTCAGCCATCCCCCCTTCTTCATCAGCGCCAGCAGATCCTCCTTCGACTTGTTACATTTTGCAGCATACATCTGCGCCACGTTCGCGTCCATCTTCTCCAGGTCCGACTTCATCTGTCGTGCCTCTTTGATGATGTCCGCCAGTTTATCGCTGTTTGCTGAAGCCCATTGGAAGAACTCGATGGAGCATTTGTGCACCAGGTACATCGCCGATGCGTCAATAGACACCCTTTTCGCCCCCAGCGAGGCAATCGTCGCTGCCGACGCATTCATGCCCACGAAATGCACATGCACGTTGCCATGATTGCGGAATGCCGCCACTATCGACAGCGCTTTTGCCAGCGATCCCCCCAGCGAGTCGATGAGCACGTGCACCTCCTCCTCTGCGTTTCTGTTGAGGATGAAGTCCACGTAGTCGCTGTCGAAGTCATACCCCCCGACATACCCTTTCAGGTGAAGATGGTATTTTGTTTTAGCCATACGAGTACCTTTGCGTTATGACCGCAAAAGTACCCCTTTATAAATAGGTAAGAAAAGACATGTACCTGCCCCCCTTATATGCTGCAGGGCAGCAGAGACTTACGTCTTGTGAACGTCACCTTATAGTTCTTGACGTTCGTCTCCCTGTCCATCTCCTCCGTCACCTCAACGATTGGGAACGGTGCCTCTTTTGCCCCGATGATAAAGCTATTGCCCTGCGCATCCTCTATGACGAAAGCCACGGCAGAGAATCCTTTTATTGTCTGAGTCGAAGA